GGAGCAAAATACAAAATGTTATCTATCTGAACGGCGTGTAAACCTAAAACTTCATCGTCACTTTCAAAGGTTATGACACCTGAAAGGCTTAAAGCATGGACTCCGCTCCCTCCTATGTCTTCTAATCTTACTCCATCTTTATATATCCAAATAGAATATACATCGGGACTTCCAGTTGAAGTTCTTCCTATAGAGATTATATAGGCATCATTTGTTCTATAAATAAATGGAAAAAGGTTGGATATCCTGTCGTTATCATGGGCATCACTTACATACTTAGTACCCGGTCTGCCCTGTGCTCCTCCCATAGGGAGAATAAATACATTTTCAAGTGTTCTACAGGCGTGTCGGTACTGCTCTAGTTCTATACGGCTTTCAGTTAACCTGCTTACTTCCCCTGAACCAAAGCTCGTAATAACACTTGAAGCTCTTGGCATTTACGTTCTCCAAAGCCTAGTACCACGGCTAGCTTGCAACCTTTTCCCCATCTGTTTCTGACGTATATCTTCCGATACAGCCCTCTCTCGTATTCCTCCGGGACCGTTATACTGTGCGTCAAACACTTGAGACATTTGCACATCTGCACCTAACTCGGAAGCTATCTCGGTAGCTATCCTTGTCGCCAAGGCTACAGAAAAATACTCAGGGAATATACTTTCTGAAGCTCTTGTCGTATACCGTAGCTTTATAGGTGAGGATGCGTTAGTAAGCAGATATCTGTTCTCTATCGACCAATCTGCTGTATCGTCCACCATCTCTCTTGGTACTAAACAATACGGATCAGATGGTAAAGCGTAGGCATACTGGTAGTCTGTACCGACGATGGTATAGTCTTCTTCCTTGCTTATTTCTATTCTTTTAGTAGCAAAGCCCCAATCATGGAAACTCAGTAACTCGTCACGTAGTATGTCGTACCATCTATTACACGCCGATGCCCTTGTATTGTCCTCGTCTAAGTTTACAATAGCTGGCTGGTGTATCTTGCCTAAAGCAAGACTGCAAATAGATGCGTTAGTTACTACCGCCACCTGCTCCTACACCTGCGAGTTTTTCTAGTGCTCGCATCTTTGTCGAAGGCATTTTAACTCTTTGCGTTTTATAGAAGTCTTCCACTTCCTGTGACGACAAGCCTGATTCTTTTTCCATTTGGACGAGGAGTTCTTCTTCTTCTGATGCCTCCTTCACGATCGTATTCTGACCGTACTCCCTTACTATACCAAGCTGAATCAGCCTCTCTATCTTAGAGCCTTTCTTCTTTTTGTCACCTTCCTTCCATTCCACTTGAACTTCAGGAATCTGTGGCAAATTGTCCATTCCCGGAACATCTCCGGGATTAAACTTACATACCCTTTTTGTCTCCACCTCTGCCCCTGTCTCATCACGAGCATAGGTCGAATAATTCATAGGATATGCCTTTGTTACGATTAGCCTTCGCATTTATTGTCCTTCTAAGCAGGGGGCGTAAAGCCCCCTTACTTATTAATTTAGATTGTATAAGAAAGCGTTTGATAGTCCAGCAGATACTGTACCTACTTTAGTATATACAACTTTTATAAATTGTAACGTCGAGGGTGGTAACCCGACATCCAGCAATACCGCACCTATCGCTCCAGTAGAAGCTGTGTCAGTTGCCGTTGTCGATATATCACCCACAAGATCAGCATACGAACCACCTACGGTAGCACAATGCTGAAGTTTAGTTTTAACACTTCCACCACCTGTTAGTGCTGTATGCACAACAGCCCTGAATCTTGGCATATAGCCACGACCAGAATAGGGGGAAGCCGCATCAAGATCCACAATATTTGTAGAATCAGTTGTTGCTGAATTTATGTTTTGAGCAATACTAAAATCTTGTTTTGCGTCTTGCATTAGATTGCATCCTCCGTTGATACCAATCCTTCACAAAGATAGATTGGGACTCCCATAATATGGGGTACAGGTCCATCACCGAACGGTGAATCCGCAAGGTAATAAACATTAGATTTATTAACAGCAGTAATATTTAACTGGGTGTAAAGATCACGGTTACAGTAGATAGCGGAGTTCTTGGTAGATTTCATTCTCCCAAGGGCAGTTAAAACATGGTTAGTATCCAAGTCGTAAGTCTCTGCATAGGCGTTATCTATAGAACCTATTCTCTGTACACCACGGTCATCAGCTACAGCGATAGCACAAGCCATCTTGAACTGGGTTGTATACGCATAGTAGTTACCAGAGTTAGTTCCACTTACACGTTCCAGATCTTTATCTACTACCTCTATTCCTAAAGGTGATCCATTAGGATAGGAGAGATAAGCACCAGTAGTGTCATCCCAGTTTATTATCCACAAAGATACATTGTCACCAGTTCCGGTGTTAGAAGCATCGTTGTCTATAATATTAGTAGTATTAGCAGTGGTATAGCGAGTTGCTAAACCATCCGGTTGTTCTGGGTTTATTGCCGCATTACCATAGAAAAATTTATCTTCGAACTCCTGAGCAAGTGCCATAATGTGCATCCGGTTATACCGGTCACGAACTGCCGCAGGATTATCTGACGAGTCTACAATTCGCTCGTCTACTTCACTTCTTGTCTCAGCTATAAGAATTGGCTCGTATACTGACTTGGTATGACCAGCGGTGGCTGTTACCCCATCGTTGGTTTTACGCCATGATACGCTAGGCAAAGCTAATTGCTGTACGTGATGATGACTAAAGTTCTCGGAACTTTCTACCCAAATCGCATGACGGAGAATAGGATTCTCCTCAGATAATGTTTCCGCTACCTGTGCAACTTCCGTTGCCCCATGAAATAAATTGCCAACTTCTGCTAGCGTGACTATATCGCTACTTAAAGTCGCCATAAAAAACCTCTTAAATGTGTTATAACTTCCGTCTGTTAAAACACGGTTCCTTTATAGCCAGCTTTACTATCCAATACAGGGTAGCTTTTCTCGCCTTTGGGTTGCCGTCCTAGTTCTCCCTTCAGGTCAGTATCTGTTCATTACATGATTAATAAAAAAGTGTCAAGCATAAAAACCCCCGGAGGAGATACATTCTCCGGGGGAAAAAGGAGGTCGTAATAGTGATATAATTATCACTTGGTAGTGGTTACTATTACCAACACCTATTATTCCGATATCCATGCATATGTCAAGGACGTCATCATTAATTAGATTTTTTTCTATTAATGATCCTTATACACAATTATTGACATATGCTATACTCTTGTGCTACTTTTTAAACTCCAACAGGGGGAACTATGATTAGACGAACTATTTACTTAGTCTCTGGTGTAGTAGTTGGAGCCGGAGGTTTTTATCTTTGGGCGTACCTTAACACTGTACACTACCGTGTACCGTCACCAAACGTAAACAAGCTTGCCTATCTTTTAATACAGATTCCACCGCTATGGCTGGCATACGCTACCGCCGTATTCTTCTGCCTGTTTGTTTTGTCTTTTGTATTAGGCAGGACTGTCTTGTTTAAGAAGGCTTACGAGAGAGCTACTGAAAGACTGCACTGGAAGACACGTAACGCTTTTCTGTGGTGGAAGGGAAAGTCACGAGAGCTTGAAGGAAAGGTAGAAGAGCTTACCGCCGAGCGTAACGCCTTAGCCGAGATGGCTCATGAGTTCCAGTCACAGCTTATTGCTATAGATAAGGTACGCACCTTTAGACCACGTAATGAGATAGTTGAAAAGAAATTATTAGACAGTCATAATGTAGTATCTTTTAAATAAGGAATGGTATGAGTTATAACAGTAGTATACCGCCAAGCACTATAGCCAGACAGACTAGAGGTGTTAAGCAGAATGTTGACTTTCGGTTAACTAATAAACTTCACTGCACAGGTGGGGTAGAGCTATGCAGTCATGCAGGTTGCGAGATCTACGGATTAGTGAGAGATAACGATCAGTTATTTTGTTTTCATCACTATAGGGATAAACAGAACCATCCCGAAGAGATATCTATTCCCGGACGTAAATCACTCCTTAAGCGTAGACCTTCGCCGGGGTCTGTAGACTACTAAAAAAACCGTCTCCGGGGAGAGACGGTCTTCTTGGACACAAGTTTGGTAACTCATATAATACGCTTGGTATTAATTTGTTAACTAACAATACTAAATAGTAATTACCCTGTCAAGCCCTGTTTAACTTTTATTTTCTGTCTTGACCACATAGTTGGTGAGCCGGGATATCTTTTGCTTGTTGGCGTACCTGCTGAAGATCCCCCTGCCGGTGGAGATACATCGTCACTGGTTCTCTCACCTATATATTGCAGGAATTTAATAGTACGTGGATCGTTATCCAAGCCGGTCTCCCTTAGCATATCATGAAACTCCCCTGAGTTGTCATTAGCCGCTAACGCCCTTCTAGCTAGCTCGGTATTACGTCCAAACGCTTCACCCCACTCCTGTTTCAGGGTAGCTGTAGCCGAGTCTTTCTGTGACCTTCTGGATTCCTGAGCCACACCATACTGCTGTTGGTTAAACTCATACGCCTTCTTATACATCTTCCTGTACTCATCATTGCTTAGACCTATTTCATGTGAAACATTCTTCATGAACCCCTCCAGATCCTCGTTCCTTGTCATGCCTTCGGGTAAATCGTTGGTCTCAGCCACATAGGAATCAGAGCTAGCAGGTTTCTGCCTCTGACCTCCTGACTCTTCCAAGCCTACATGATGATCTATAAACGCAGAGAAGGTTCCATGCTTGTGAAACCTTGCATCATCCTTATACTTATCAGGTAACTGTCGAGTCCATTGTGGTGGCTCGTCCATGTTAACCTGCTGTTCTACCTGTTTTTCTGCCTGTGGTTCCCCTGATAATAAACTGTCGCCGTCAGACATCTTCTCTCCTTTGCGGTACGTTTAGTTTAGACAGTGCCTGTATTATGGGGGTTACCATATCTGATCTTCCCCATCCTCCAAACTTAGCCATAATTCTTCTTGCCGCATTTAACTCTATTAAATCTTCTACCGTATTACCGTCTGTCGCAAACAAGCCTAACTCGTTATGTACTATATCCCCAAGAACGCTCAGGGTTGTATCGTCCCTACAAAAGGTATGCCGGTAATATCTATGTATTTCGTCCGGCAAGAGAACCTGTTGACGTTTAGGATCTTCTCCTGCCCTGTTATGAAATGACTCCAACCATGTTATCCTTCTAGAGCTTGTGCCGGTGACCCTTCTTCAGGGGCTACAGCAAGATCCTTATGTGTCTTTGCCGCCTCCCTTGCCTGAGCCATAGCCTGTTGCTCTACTGCCATTTGCTGTTTTGCCGCACGAACCTGAAATACCTGCTGTCTTGACCTGCTTGCCCTAGCTGGCAAATTATAAGCATCAGCTTCCATTCTTATTATTTCGTCGAAGTCGAAGTTCTCCATAATAGACTCAGGTGTTTGAGCCGCCATTTGCTGAAGCTGTGCGACTCCTCCCAAGGAAGCCTTGAAAGCACCAAGTCCTGAAGTTAGACGCATACGCCTTTGCAGTTGTGGTAAAGCACCTAAATAATTCATACGCATAGGTGCTCCCTCCCAGTCTTTCAACTCTTCAGGTACAGGAGGCAACTTACCAGCCATTTGAAGGATATTGAATACACGGTCTAGTTGACCATCCAGAAAGTCCTGTTCCAGCCTTCCGGTTATAGGTGCTAATAAGATAGCCTGTTCGTTTTGTATCGCCCTTACCTCTTCAGCGGTTTTCCTTCCCTGTTCTATAGATTGCAGGATAGCAAAGAAGTCATTATGGAAATGTTTCCCTATAATATCCATCTTCTGTCTACGCTCTTCCCCTGCTATGGAGTAATTACCCCCTAATGGTACAGGTTCGGCTACTCTCTTGGTAGACATACCGTTGAAATAGTTAATAACCCCCGGATTAGTAGAGAAGTTCCCATAGAAACTGTCATCTACCAGCATAGGTGGGTCTACTTCCTTCTGTGAACGTACCAGCATATCCCTTGTCATGCTATTAAGAGCTTTAATATCGTTCTTTGCCCAGCTTGCCGGACCTCTACCGTAGTGCTCTCCAGCCATAGTAATCCAACGCCATACTACTGGAGGTGCGTCCCTTCCGCTAACCTCTAACACACTATCTCGTGAATCCGGCTCCATATAGATAGATGAATAGGGTTTGTTTATCTTATCTACTGCTGTTTCTTTACGTATAGGAAGACCTACTACCTGTTCCCTCGGCTCTATAGCATGGATAATAGTAAAAGTCCTATCCCATTCCTCCTCGTCTATAGCTTTCTGTACTGCCTTGGACAAGTCCTCGTAGTACCAACGCTTAAACATCTCCCTCGCACTAACCTTGTACACACGGTAAGCCGTATCTACATTGCCATGTGCGTTTTCACGGATATAATACTCCATGATATGCTGGGTTTGGAAGTTAAGTACTGCATTATCTATATCTTCTTCCACCGTCTGTACTACAGTGCCGCACCATCCGGCATCCATAAACGCCATGTGCATCTCACTGTAGTAATTGGATCTCTCAAGTTCTGAATAGACTATAGCATCACGCTCATCCAGCCATAACCGTATTGGTTGTAGTTCGTTAGGATAGAATCCCTCGGATATCATCTCAGGGGTACGGTCTATAAAAGATCTAAACCACGGATTACCCGGAGATACTACCTGACCAAGAAAGCCGTCAGCCATAAGACGGTTGGCATACATAGCATAGCTTGAATGTATGTCTGATCCTAT